CACCATTTGCAATTAACATTGGAGAGGGTCTTTTATGGTTCTGGGAAAATGTTTTAGTACCACTTGGAACGTGGACGGCAAACGAAGTCGTGCCTCGTTTTTTAGAGACACTTTCTTCTGTGATTTCTATTTTAAATGCAATCTTAGAAGCATTAAAGCCACTCTTTAAATGGTTTTGGGATACGGTATTGCTTCCAGTTGCAAAATGGACCGCAGGAGCATTTTTGGAAATATGGGATGGCATTAATCAGGCTTTAGATGCATTTGCAAAATGGTGTACAAACAATCCTGGTGCAGTACAGGGAATCACTGTTGCTATAGGTGCTTTTTTTGGAGCTTGGAAAGTTGTAGAGTTAGTATCTTTTATTCAGCAAGCGGGCGGTGTAATAAAAGCATTAGGACTTTTACAAGAGGCACTATTTGGCTCAATTGCTGCTAAATTAGCTGATAAAGCTGAAACAATGTATTTAACTGCTTTATATGCAAAAGATTTTGTTGTGGGAGTTGCGCAGACTATTTCAAGTCTGGCACAGCAGGCAGCGGCATTTGTGTCAGCGACAGCGGCTAAAATTGCAGATGCAGCAGCACAGGCAGCTTTGACAGTAGCAACAACAGCATG